GAAAAAGTAGATGCAGCGGGTAGACGCAGTGAGAAGGCATATCAACTATCTAAAGTGTCTGCTGAACTTAAACGAGACATGGAATCTATCTTATTATCTAACCAAGCAGCTGACGCTGGTGGTGCTTCAACAGCACGTAAACTTGGTGGATTACAAGCATGGTTAAATACAAACTATGAAGGCTCCGGCACTGCTGGAACAGGCAATGGAACAACTGCTCGTGTAGTTGGCACAGACGCTGCTTTCACAGAAACTATGCTTAAGTCTGCTGTTAAGAAAGCATATGAAGCTGGTGGCACACCATCAGTATTAATGGTTTCACCAACACAAAAACAAGTAGTATCAACTTTTGCTGGTATTGCTGAGCAAAGATTTATGGCTCCATCAAGCGGTCAATCTACTATCGTAGGTGCTGCTGATATTTACCTTAGCGACTTTGGTTCTTTATCTGTTGTTCCTAACAGATTTATTCCACAAGACGTTGGTGGTGATGGTGGCGACACAGCGTTTGTATTAGATCCTGAATATGCTTCAGTTGCATATTTAAGACCTTTCCAAACTAATGAGTTAGCTAAAACAGGTGACTCAGAAAAAACACAGCTTTTAGTTGAATACACTCTTGAAGTGAAAAACGAAGCTGCACATGCAATTATTGCTGATTTAGCATAATTACTTCTCCTATTGGATAGCCCGGTTCGTCCGGGCATCCATTATTAAATATGAATGTATTAAGACCACAATTTAAACATAGACTCCTGGATGTTCATGGGGGTGCTAAGATGCAAAAGAAAGTAAATCAGATGTTTCTTAGAATGAAAAGATCAGGGATACTATACTGGCATGAAAAAAATATTAGACTTCAACAAAAACGTCAAACGAATCAGTGAAACAGAAGATGATGGTAACGGTGGTGTTATAATCCAAACATCACAAGATGTTACTGAGATCATTGAACAGAATAAAAAAGAATACAACGCAAACACAGGCAGATGGGGAGATGATGTATTTGACAATAAAGTGGCATCAATTCCATTAAGCTGCATTGACGAATTAAACAAACAAGGGATCATGCGTGGATTTCATGTATTAGATCAAAAGAAATTCAGAGCGTGGTTAAACCATCCGGATAATCGTTTCTTTAGAACAAAACCAGGGAAAATATAATGGCTGGATCATTTGAAAATTATGCCAAGATTAAAGAATTGGTGGCTGAATATTTAGGTCGTGATGATCTATCAGACAAGATACCTATATTTATTCAGTTAGGTGAGCAGCGTTTAAGACGTGATTTAAGATTACGACAAATGCTTAAATACTCCACAGCAACTTTAACAGGTGGCGACGCTACCGTAGCAATTCCAAACGATTTTTTAGGAATTAAAACAATATATATAGACAGCAATCCGATTGCTACAATTGAATATCAAACATCAGCTGCTTTTTATGATAACGGATTAGTAAAACAGTCCGGGCAGCCACAGGCTTACACATTAATTGGTTCAGAATTTCAATTTGCACCAATTCCGGCTGGAAATTACACATTAAAAATGATTTACTATTTCAGACCTGAAATATTAAGTAATTCAAATGCATCAAATGTATTTTCTTTGCATGCACCTGACTTATTATTATATGCATCTCTTGCAGAAGCGGAGCCATATTTAATGAACGACGAAAGGTTACAAACCTGGTCGTCTTTATATACACGAGGACTTGAATCATTAGCTAAGTCCGATGATGAGAGCGAGTATCCATCAACACCATTAACAATTAAACTAAGATCGAGGTAACAATTATGGCAGAAATGAGTGATTACCTAGAGAATACTCTAGGAAACGCAGTATTAAGAGGATCATCTTTTACTTCACCGGTAACTATTTACGTTGGATTATTTACAACTGATCCTCAAGACGATAATTCCGGGACTGAAGTGTCAGGTGGAGCATATGCTAGAAAAGCAGTAACTTTTGGTGCACCTACAAATGGTGTATTTACATCTAATGCTGATGTTCAGTTTGACCAAGCCACTGCAACGTGGGGCACAATTTCACACCTGGCTTTATTTGATGCATTAACAGGTGGTAATCAGCTATTTCACACCCCACTTGATATTTCAAAGCTAGTCGAGACAGGTGATATTTTTACTGTGAGATCCGGGCAGTTAACTGTTCAATTTCAATAATAAGGAATAATCATGGCTTTAGTATTAAAAGACCGAGTGAGAGAAACTACCAATATCACTGGAACAGGAACTATGACTTTACAAGGTGCAGTTGATGGATTTAGAACATTTACTTCTGCCGTAGGTGTTGGAAATCAAACCTATTATTCTGTAGCTTCATTGACCCAATGGGAAGTTGGTGTAGGAACTGTTGGTGCTGGTAACACTTTAACCAGAGATACTGTTTTAGATTCTTCAAACAATGGTGCTAAAGTAGATTTCACTTCAGGTGATAAGGATATTTTTGTGACTTATCCAGCTAAAAAATCAGCAACAAGGGACAACTTGTTAGCATATTCAATCGTATTTGGGAGTTAAATAATGGCACGTAAACAAATTCACAAGTATACCTTTACACCGGCTACTAATACTATTGTATTAGATGGCATATATAACCGTGATCGTATATTACTAATTAATAACGCTACAGATAATGATGAGATGTTTGCTTTCAGTAGCGAATTTAACTCATTAGCATCTTATTCTTTTGATGGACCGAATGAAACGACTACGCTTGTTTTAAATAAAGACTGTTCAGCTATGGATGCAGCAGATGTTCTGCAGATATGGATAGACACTGATTACACTGAAATTCAACCATCTGAATCATACACAGATCCGGTTTCAAAACTCCGGGTATCGACTCCTGAAAACTTAATTGATACTGACTTTGAATATGGTCTGCAATCAACCAAATGGGAAACATTAGAATTAGTTAAAAACATTCCTACATTCTTTTCTCGTAACGGTGATGAAGATATTGAGATTGCTGATGTAACAACACAAGCTAACTCTAATATTATTGTGGTGAACACAGTTGACGTGCACAACTTAGTTCAAGGTAACCCAATTATTGTCCAGGGAACCAAAAACAATAATGCAAATGGTGCTTTCGTTGTAACTAAAATTTTAGATGACAGGACATTTCAATATACTGCAAAAAGAACTATTGTCCGTGCAGAATCAATTAAAGATACTTATACTCAAGTATTCCTAGGATCTATCTATCAGGGAACTGAATTTAAACTATCTAATATTGATGGAGTAATAACTGACGGAGCAAGTCCATCTACATTAACTGTGTCTACAAAATATCCTATGGGATTTAACGCTGGCACATCATTCTTCTTAACTAACTCTGTTGGTCAGAAAATTATTACATTTGATGCAAGTCTTATAACACCAACTAACGTTATTAACATTAACACTGTTATTGATGTTAATGCTAGACATGGTGATACACCACATTCATGGAATATTGGTGCATGGGATCCAATGAACTGGAAACCAAAAGATGCTTTGTTCTTTGAACCGGGCACATCAGAAGTTACTATCTCAACTGCTAACGAGACATTTACTTTCCCTACCCCACATGGGTTTGCTGATGGTCAATATGTTGTTTATATGCATGGTTATGCAAACTCAGCTATTGGTGGTTTAACAGATACAAGACCTTATTGGGTCAGAAGAGTTGATGATTATACTTTCTACTTAACATTAGGTGGTGCTTCATCTACATCTAAAGTAAACATCACAAACACGGGATCATCAAATGGAATGATGCGACATTGTTTTGCAAAAGCATATGATCCTATTAGTGCAAACACATCAACTGAATATATTACATTTGCTGGTCAAGTTCCTTATGTTGAAACTGACAGAAACCAAGGTGTTTTGATGACATACACCACAGTTGGTGGTCTTCCTGTTATGAACAACACAGATTCCTTAGTAACTTGGGAACCCGGATCAAATACAATTATGTATACGTTAAGCGTTACAGTTGGCACCAATACAACTATGCGTTTCTCAAGATATCCAAACAACACTGTATACAACATAAACTCAGGAACTGTTAATGGTGCCATGATTATTATGGATATTAACCCATTACGTGACACATTAAGACATGCAAACCATGGATTAACATCAGGTGACGTCATTAGATTCTCAAGTAGTTCAACAGCACCAATTTCAAATAACAACTATTATGAAGTAGAAATTGTTAATGATAATTACTATAGAATGAGAAGATACGAGCAAACAGCTTTATGGAATCTTACAAACTATGGTAATGCTGCATCTAACGTAACTATTACAGGTAGAACATACCAAGATAATGCTGATCAGATTCAAATTGTTAATCATGGATTGTCTAATGGTGATGCCGTTGTTTATACTGACGAAGGTAATACTACTATTGGTGGTCTAACTAATGGTGTGACTTATTATGTGGCACAAGCTACAAACAACACATTAAAATTAGCTACTAATACTACCGGCTATAGCACACCAAATATTACATATAACAACTATTGGAATTCTGCTAACCGAAACGTAGGTTATACAGATCCAAGTTATCAATATATTTGGAAAACTAATCATGGCTTCTTAACAGGTGATCGTGTTGAATATACTTCAAACACTCCTGTCGGTGGCTTAAGAAATGGTGCTCATTACTATGTTCGTGTTATTGATGTTAACAGATTTTATTTAAACCACACATCAGCTGGTGCATTAGCTGGATCAGGGTTCCCGGACAGAGTTTGGTTCTCGCAAGTATTAACAGGATCATCAAGACTTCAAAAGGTGACAACTGTTGATATTAGTGCTGCTGGATCAGGAACTCAAAAATTCACAGCTAACGTAGATGGTGCTTCAGATGGGGTATATGCTTTAGCAACAAATCCTGATGCTACAACATTTACAATGTCAACAAATGCAACTATTCCATCAAGGAATATTCAGTTTGACCCAATATCATCTGTATCAATTGAAGAAGATGCTATTAGAATACCTGACCATTATTTTAGAACAGGTTATGAAGTTACTTATACGACTACAGGCACAGCAACAGGTGGATTAACACATAGTCAAACATATTATGTTATCCGAGTGTCTCGTAATTGGATTAGATTAGCTGCAACTTATGATGATGCTATTGATGGAACAGTTTATATTGACTTAACATCTGCTGGTTCAGGACTTGCTGGATTAGCAACACCAAACATTATTGGTGAGGTTCTAGGTCAAGGAACATTAACTATCGAAGCTGGATCAGATACGATTACAGGTAATAATACAAACTTCTCATCATTCTTTAAAACAGGTGATCAGATTTCT